AGGATTGTCGGCGCAATGGGTTCAAAATGGCGAGCGCTTACTCGTGAGAATATAATTGCCAACACTGACCCAGATGTAAAGATTGAAAGCAAGGTAATTTCAGAGGCGAAAAAATAAACGACTTGCAGAAATACAGATTATTTATCAAGGACGTTATTGCCACTGACCCGCAAAACAGCAATGTCAGGTTTGCTTTGAGAAAAATAGGGCGCTTATCCGGCTTTACCAAAGAGGAAGTGGAACAGGTTTTGCCGCCGAATGTTGATGAAATGAAAGCTGAAAGCGAGAATGATTTACTGGATAAAGACACTCTAACGCCGGTTGAAGTTGCAGACGATGATTTTGTGCATATGGAAGTCCACAATAAGGCGGCTGACACGTCGGCAAAGTTTGCTCATATTGAAGCTCATAAAAGGGCAATGATGTTAAAGAGAGTAAAGCCTGAATTTGATTTGGCAAAACAGCGTCCAGAAAATCCGACACAAGTCGCACCAATAAAATCACCGGGCGTCAGTTTTATGCCTGCTGGCGGCGCGGCAATACCAGTAGGAGGCAAGCCAATACCAGTTGGAGAATAAATTTATGGCAAATAAAAAACAACAAAAATTGAAGGAACAAAAGTAATGAAAGTAATGACGGTAGAAGTGCCACAACCGCAATTGCAAACAGAAACGCAGTCGGTTATTGCCGCTTTGAAGTCAATGTCAGCGACAGAGGGCTGGGCGATAATGGTTAAAATCCTAAATGACAATATAAAATATCTTGAAACTGCCATTTTGGACAAGATTGACCCGGCGACTAAACAGCCATTGACAGAAGAGGAAATTGAGATTTGCAGGATTAAGAGATTATTAAACATTGAATTAAGAGATACGCCGCAAAATTACAGCAATGTGGTAAAAGAAATCGGCGAAATTCCGATTGAATATGACCCATATTTTAAGACAAAAGACGAGATTGACCGGGCAAGATTAGCGCCGTCAGCAGATGACAAAGGGAAGTAGGGAAGCACTTTAACAATTTAATAATAAATATCCTTGTAGTGAACATTTGCGCAGCGCAAATTGCGAGGTTCACTGAAACCGATTATCTGTGAGGGACTTTGGCGAATTTCCTACTTACAGACCATTAACCTTAAACTGGCTTTGGCTCGTTGTTGGTTGTATGGCGCAAGTAGTCGGTTTCATTGAGCTTCGCAACAAGCTCTGCCGCGCGATTTAGTCAGTCGCGCGAGGCACGCGCAAGCGTGATCCGCCATATTTGGTTTTCGGCATTGCCAAAAAAGGCGTGTAATCAAAAAATTATGCCTGATGATCAAAAATAGATCAGTCCGCCAACACTGCCGATCAGGAAACTGATAACGGTGAAGGCGAGAAAAACCAGCAAACTGATGCTGGCGAGGGTCAGGGGACTGACACCGAGAAAATATCAGTGGCAACCGATACCGGAAATGATGACGCCGGTGGCGGCCAAGATAAGGGGGAAGGCGATAATAAAGAAACCTCAAAAGGCCAGGATAAAAACGCCAAAGTCCCTCCAAAAGATACTCAACAAGGAAGCGACGACGGAGCTGAACCAGAAATACGCAAACGACTCTCTCCGCAAGATTTCATTATTCAGCGTCAACAACGCAAATTGTCAAGGCAGGCAAAAGCCGAATGGGAAGAATATAATGCAAGCGAAGACGATGAAATTGCGCCAGATGACGAAGCTCTAATTAAAAGAGTTGTCGCGCCAATGCTTCAACCAGTCCTTGAAAAGACATTGCGGGCAGAGGACGAGCAGGAAATCAAAGAGTTTTTGACACTCAATCCAGATTTCAAGCCGTTTGAAGCCAAAGCCAGACGCTTTATGCAACACCCTTCAAGAAGGCAGTTGCCGATTAAATCTATCTTTACGAGGTAGCCGGCGACCAACTTCTTAAAATCGGCGCTGACCGCAAGGCAAAAGCCGATGAGAAGGCAAAGCAAACTCAAACTGGAGGCGGCTCTAATAGAGCTGGCGAAGGCGAGGGAAGAAGCGACTGGGAGTTGTCAAAAGAGGAGTTTGAAGCAAAAAAGAGAGAATAAGGCAGTCCGGCCGTCTATAAGGTCGTTTAGCCAAATCTCTCACTTTAATAGGTCAATAATAATTAACTTAAATAATTTTTACTACAATGCCGAATACTACACGGACACAAATCCCGGCAGAAGTGAATAACTTTTATGACAGAACCCTGCTTGAAAGGGTGATGCCATTGTTAACTCACTTACGCTGGGCGCAGATAAGGGACATACCGAAAAATAGTGGCACAAAAACCATTAAATTTCGTAGATATGGCAACTTAACTGCTGCTACTACCCCATTGCAGGAAGGTATAACTCCTGCTGGCAGTCAGCTTTCAGTAACCGACATCACCGCGACTGTCGCGCAATATGGTGATTACATCACGGTAACGGACGTTCTAACTTGGGAAAGTGAGGACGCGGTTTTAATGGAAGCGGCTGAAATACTTGGCGATCAAGCAGCCGATACATTGGACCAACTTTGCCGCGACATCTTAAACGCTGGCACAGGCGCAATTTATTCAGGAAGCGGTAATACTGCAACAGCAGACGTTGCCGCCGGTGATGTAATTTCTCTTGCCAACCTTGACAGTGCTTTGGCCACCTTAAAAGCCAACAATGCCAAAAAGATTACAAGGCAAATCAATCCTTCAACTGGATACAACACCAGCCCAGTTAGAGCTGCTTATGTTTCTATTGTTCACCCAGTTATCGGGGTGAAAATTAAAACACTTGCGACTGCGGCTAATACTTGGACGCCAGTTGAAAAATACGCCAGTGGCGCGGACGTAATGGAAGGCGAAATTGGGACTTACAACGAAATTCGTTTTGTTGAAACCAACAACGCTAAAATTAAGACCGGCGCTGGCACAGCTGGAATTGACGTATATTGCACATTGGTTTTTGGGGCAAATGCTTATGGTATTACCCGAATTTCCGGTGAAGCTTTGAAAATATCGTCAAGCCAATCGGTTCAGCAGGTTCAGCCGATCCGTTAGACCAGCGAGCTACTTCTGGTTGGAAAGCAACTTTTGTTGCTAAAATTCTAAACGAGAACTTTATCCAACGTATAGAATCAGCCGCTGTCTAACGACAAACCGCCTTTGGAAAGTCGCACGCCAAAGTCCTTAATAATCAGGAAATAAATTCTATGAGTGAAAAAAAAGTTAATCCTCTCTTAAATGACGATTCGGGCGAAAGTCCTGAACCCGCCACTAACGAGATGGAAAAAGACCAACCAGCGAAAGCGGAAGCCAAAAGTTCGGCAACCAAAAAAGAAGCCAGCTTGAAAGCCGAAGCAATCGCCAAGTTTCCAAAGGATATTGTGGCTCAAACCAAATATATCCTTGACAATTCTGAACACGTTAACTTTATCGTTCCAAAGATTGAGGGTGAAATCGGCATTGAGCAAGTGCAGATTAACGGCTACAAGATAGAGATAGAGCGAAATGTAATGGTTTCAATACCAATACAGGTCGCAAAACTTCTTGCCGAAAAATACCGGATAGCTTTGGAAGCAGGTAGAGAGTATAGAATTGACAGCCGGCCTGACAAGGCCGAGCCATTGGGCTAATAGTCGTAATGCTCAATAAAATTAAGTAATTTAATCAACTCCTATGCTAAAAAATTATAATGTTAATGGGTGTCTTAAAGCGCCGGGATTGACCATTGGATCAGGTGGAAAAACAACTTTTGCCTACGCAAACACCTTTCGGGTGATTGCCAATGGCTACATTTCTGACGACGTAACGGCAGCCGACGCACCGGCCTTGACTACTGCAAAGGATAAGAATGGCGATACTCCGGGCAATTTGGCGATTGATTACGAGCGCGCATATACTTTGCTGGCTTCGGTCAACAAAGATACTGGCGCTGCAACATTCTCGTTGGCTGCGAGTGATGACTTCGCAGAAAATCACGTTTGGAAGATTGATGATATTAACTGGGGCAATTCCGCAAACAACGACAGCCACAAAGTTGTTGTTGGATTTTGTATTATATCCAACACAACCAATGCCTTTGTTCCCGGAACAACCGCTCTTGACGCCGCAGGCGTGACAGTCCGCTACTACGACAATATCGTAGCGTTGTTCAGCTAATAGCATTGGATAAGAAATAATATCAACTACAATGTCTAAAACTATTACAACTTCACCGGGCGGATTATCGGATGAAGGCGTTCGTTCCGCTCTTGGCGAACTACAAAGAAACGCAGTTGATATGGTGTTGAATACAGCAGGATTGACTATTGGAACGGCATCAAAAGCAAAGGTTAAGATAGCCAATACCATATACGCAATCATTGACGGCGCTTTGGTAGAAAAGACAACAGCAGAGATTGTTTTGTCCGGAACTGTTACCAATGCCAAATTTAATGTGTATGTGTTGACAATGATTGCTGATGGCACTGTTACCGCTACAATGGGGACAGAAGGCGCTTCATTGGGCGCAGTTGTTTTCCCGGCCGTTCCGACTAACAGCGTTGTTATTGGTTTCGTTATCGTTAATCCTACCGGCACAGGAAACTTTGTCGGTGGAACAACTAACCTTGACGATGAAACCGTTGTTCCCAATGCGGTATATGTAAATACTCCGTTCCCATTCAACATCAACGCGATCGCGTTGTAGTTCCTGGAAATCGTTTAAGGAAATCGCCAAATAAGCGATATGAATTATTCTAAATTCGCAACATTGGTTCGCTACTATACAAAGACAAACTCAACAACTTTTTCTGACGCTGATATTTTGACATTGGCGAATATCTTTAAGGACGATATTGCCGGGCTTATCAGCAAGGAAGTTGGCGAGGATTACTTTGGGTTGCGTTTTGAGCGTGATTTAATAGCTGGTCAGCGAGAATATGATTTGCCTGCCGAGTTAATGACGCGGATAAAATATCTCAACGCTAAATTAGACGGCACAAATTGGGAACGGCTGAAAGAAACCGACTTGTCAACATACGGGCAAGCGATGGACGAAGCTACCATCGAGGCGCAATACGCCGATAAAGACCCGGAGTTTGATATTTGGGACAATAGCATTTATATCTTGTCGGGCAGGCCCATCATTGACGTGACAGACGGCTTGCGGCTTTGGGCGATTGTTTTCCAAGCGATTTTCCCAATCTTACAAGCACAGAGGATATGTCCACTAACCCGGACGATTACTCGCACGGTTTCCCACGCCAGTTTCACGAACTTCTTGCCCGGCGCGTATCAATCGCTTATAAGTCAAGCAAAGACCGCCCCATTCCGCTGTCGGAAAAGGAACAGCTTTACGAAGCGGATTTAATGGCGGCGATCAACGCAATGAAAGACGCGAACCTTGACCGGTCAGTCATACCGTCCGCGCCTTATAACGATGGTTCTCAATACTAAACTATCGTTTAAGTAATTAACAAACCTATGCCTTATACAGCAAAAATTAAGGATGCAAAAAAGAGTTTTCGTTGTCAGACAACGCTCCTTATTTGGACATTTGGTTTGACATATTGCTTGACGGCGAGGTGGTCGCTGAACGTCGGTTAGCATTCCCATTAGGGACTACGGAAGAGGCAATACTCGCAGAAGTCAAAGCATACTGCCAAATGTTTGAGAATGACCACGCGCTTGCGGCAGAAGCTGCTAAAAGGTCGGAAGCAGAAGCTGAAGCGGAAAAAACGCTTTCCAGCTTAAAAGGTCAAGAAGTTTAACAAACTTAAATCATATAATGAAAAATCCACTCAAAGCCAAATTAGGTTTACACGAAAACGTTGAATACGTTTTGAGGGACGATAAGGGCAAGCCAAAAAAGCTTTTTCAGCCCAATAGATTGTATCTGTGGCTGTTAAAGCGCGGTTTGGCTTCACCCAATTTGACCTATCGCGTTTTCGGACGATTTACCGACAAAATGGTGATTAGCAATTTAATCACTACTGTTGGTGTTTCGGGAATTGCCGCGAGGATAAACGGATCAGGTTCACCGGCCGCTTATACTTATATCGCGTTAGGCACTGGAACGACTGCTGCGGCTGACACCGATACTCAACTGGAAGCGGAAATTACCACTTCTGGCGGCGCGCGCGCGTCGGCATCGGTATCCGGCTCCAAACGAACTGATGACTGCTGGCGACACGGCACAGCTTCAAAACACGTTTAACTTTACGACTGGCGCTTCGTTTGCCATTACTG